TCAGATTTTACAGATGTTACTACAGGATTAATTGACTTTACAAAATTAAGTATAGCTAATGATGAAATACCACAAGCAAAGGTAAATGGATTAGCTACAGGTTTAGCATCAAAAGCAAAACTAACTGTTTCTTCTTCTACTCCAGGATCACCATCTGCTGGAGATTTATTTTTAGATACATCTCAAACACCAAACCAATTAAAGTTTTATAATGGTACAGAATTTATATCTACAAACCCTGCTTCTACTATACCATCATTTACAACTTCAAATGCTTCTCAAGTATTAAAAGTAAATGGAACAGGTACATCATTAGAATTTGGATCAGTAGATGTAACAGCATTAGTACCAAAAACATTTATGGGTGCAGCTTCTGGTGTAGCTTCTTTAGATTCATCAGCTAAAATACCTACTGCACAACTACCAACAATTTATGCTTCTCATACTTTCCCTTATGAAAAAGCAACTCCTTCAAATGCTACATTCTTAATAAAAAGATTGTGGAAAGAAACTGTACGTCTTGATGGATTAACAGCTGTTGTGAGTAGCGGAACATGTACAATACAATTAGCTATTGATGGAGTAGCTGTAGGTACATCACAAGCAATATCATCTACAAAAGCTGATGTAACTTTTGGATCAGCTGTATCTGTAGATGCAA